CGCCATTATTGCCAGAACCTTCGTAGTTTGTCGGCGTATCGATCAGGCTGTCGTTACCAATCCCTGATGTAACGGAGATGTTATGGCTGTTAAAATAGTTTCCACTACCGCTAGTGTCTTTGCCGATTCCAGCGTTACTACCGTTGGTAATGCTGCTGTTGTCGGAGAAGTCGAGGTGGAAACCGTTGGTACCGTAAGAACCACTATACTTTTTGGCTTGCCATATACCGTTGTCGTCGTACTCGCCAAAGTCAGACGCAGCAAGTTGCGTGCCGTCAACATGATGAAACTCAGCTAAATAACCATCCAAGAAATTAACGTGCTTGCCGATATTATGCTCAGTTTGATTATTCCAATCAAGCTGAAAGCTTGGCGACGGATAAGATGAAGTATCGAAATCATCCTCGATCCATTCGCCGTTAACATAAATTTTAACTCGCGCTCCTGGAGCGGTTTGTGTTGAGTCTACGGCTACAACAAAATGCATCCATGCGCCGGGATCGCGAAACCTTGCGGCAGTTACTAGCTGGAAATTATAGGATCCGTCGTAATTATAAAACCAAAGTTTATCGTCGCCATTAAAAAGTAGCGCAGTTGTTGGGTGTGCTCCAGCATAAGTAGAAAATATAGGTTGCTGACTCCCAACTTTGCTTCTTTTTACCCATCCGCTTATAGTAAATGTTCTGCGATCGCCAGTAGATGAAGGCGTGTGGCTTAAATATGCACTATCACCACTGTTAAACCGCAAGCTGCGTTCAATAGAAAAGGAGCCGCCTTGAGCGGCGGCACCACCTAAAATATTATTATGAAAAATACTCATGAGTTTGCAGAAACGTTAAGAGTGGCAACGGCATGAATCACACCATTGGCAGCAACAATGTAGTCGATACGATCTTTAGCATTGGCGGCAGTAGAAAGCTGAGGTGCGCTTCCGCCAGCCCAATACCAATTAGAAGTGCTGCCAGCAGTGCCCCAAGACACACTGCGGTTTCCTGTACCATCTTGTGTAATAAAGATAGAACCGGATTGACCAGCTGTTTGGTTAGAGGGGTTAGCAATTCTAGTTGTTTGGTTAACAGTAACACTAAAGTTACAAGAATTGGCAAAATTAGGAGTAATAGTTGCAGCAGCGGTCAGTGCTTCAATTTCAGCAACAGCACCTGCAGTAGCAGTGACGATACCCTTAAGTTCAATTCCATTTGTAACTTTAACGTGAGTGGTGCTGGAGTGATTTGCACATGTTAAAGTGGCAGTACTTCCAGCACCTCTGAAGGTATTTGAAGTTATGTTGGCACCATTTACTGAGAAACTATCTCCACCAGGATTATAGGTAAGACCAGACCCACCATCAATAGTACCAGCACTTGTTTGGAATAATACACTGAGATCAGCATTGGTGTTTGTGCCGGGAACGGAATCCATCGTCACCGTGCCAGTAACATCTACGCCGTCTGATTTAGTTTCAAATTTCTTAGAACCATCATAATAAAGTTCTACAGCACCATTATCATAAAATGCTGCCATTGATTCATTAACACCAGAATCAGTAAAACGAATACCAGTGTCACTTTGAAGGAATAAACTACCAGTAGTATTTTTTATTCTGGAGTTACTGCCGTCGTGATAAATCTGCAGGTCATCACCAGTGCCCACCATGATCTTGTCGTTGTCCTGCATGTCCAGGTTGGCATCCAGGGTGATGACGCCATCAAACCTCGCAGAGCCGTCAGAGTTAATTCTGGCATTTGCACTGTTCTGGTCTGTAGAAGTATTGTCTCCAACCCAGATGCCAGCAGATCCGGCAAGTATTCCAACTCGCTCAGTGCCTGTGCCAAACGTCGCAGCGCCAGAAGCCTTAAGCCTGACCTGAGTTGTGCCGTTGAGTTGTCCGTAAAAAACATCTGAGGTGGCAGAGGTTCTGTTTGACTCAAACGCTCCACCGCTTGTAATAGCTGCAGACCCACTTGCAAACGAAGCAGAACCATTTGAATAAATAGCTGCTGTTTGAGTATCACTATTGGCTGAATCTAGAGTTCTAAAAGACTTCCAAGTTGATTGGTTGCCTGGTGCATAAACGGTAAGACCGCCTTCACCAGATGTAATACCACTAGTTACAGTACTGCTAAACGACGGGCTAGTGTCATTACTAGCAGAAGTCAAGCGACCGTCAGCATCAACAGTGAACGACGGTACACCGCTCTGACTTGCACCATAGGTACCAGCAGTAACAGCAGTGCTAGCAAGCTGTGTAGCGCCAATAGAACCGGCAGTAACACCAACAGTAATCTGTCCACTACCAGGCGTGTTATCGCTAACAGTGATACCAGTACCACCAACAACATCGCTAGTCAGGGCTGTGTCGATCTTAGAGTCAATCGTGCCATCAACGTAGGTTTTGTTGGTTGCGTGACCGCCAGAAGTAGGAGTAATAGTGGTCAACTGACCCGTCATGGTTGCACCTGACGTGGTGACAAAACCAGTGGTATCAGTTACACCAACAACCCAGGCACTAGAAGACGCATCGTAGACTTTGAGAGTGTCGTTAGTAGTATCAAACCACAGGTCACCATCATTCAAAGACGTAGTAGGTGCAGATGAACTAACGCGATAACGAGCAGCAAAGTCGTTTACACCGCTCATGTTGGTAGCAACGGTGTTTACGTTACTAATAGAACCTGCAACAGTGTTGACATTGCTAATAGAACCTGCGACAGTACCAATATCTGTGGCGTCATTAGCGACAGAGGTTACGTTGCTAGAAATGCCAGCAACAGTAGTAACGTTGGCAGAAATACCTGCAACAGTACCAATATTAGTCAGATTATCTTGTACAGCACGGACGTCAGCAATATCAGTAGCAACTGCACTAACATCAGCAATGTCAGTTGCAACTGTGTTAATTGAGGTGACGTTAGATGCAACAGTCGTTACTTCAGTAGCTTTAGGTGTCAGACGATGGAAGGTATAGGTATGGAGAGTAGAAGTAGTTTCAACAATCGCACCATAACCAGCCGCCAGAACAGTTGAACCACAACCAGTAATTGTCACAGTGTTAGAACCAGAACCACTAGAAATGGTTACAGTACCACTAGACGGTGTACGACTAGATGAGATTTCTTTGATACTAATTAGAGTACCAGCACCATTATTAACATCTGGGTTAGCAGCTGGGAAGCTAGTCTCGTTTGCAATAGGAACAAAACCACCAACGTCATCTACAAGGTCAATGACACGGGCGTCAATAGCAGCAGTAGTTGCAATGTGAGTATCAGCACTACTCCATGTTGCACCGCTAGTAATAGTTTCTGTACTGTCTTGACGGAAGTAACGGTTGTCAAGTTGACCACCCACCAAATCGGTTTCTAGACTATCTACATAAGCCTTAGTAGCAGCATCTTGTGCGCCAGTAGGATCACTGACACTTGTAATGCGGCTAGACTCAACGTCTACAGTACCTGTACCGTGGGGGCTGATAACAACGTTTTCGTTATTAGAATCACTGACAATTTTCTTACCGTTGACATCCAGGTTTTCCAGCAAAGTTTGTACAGACAGTGCGCCTGCAGGGATGCTGACAAAACCACTTTGTTGATCGACACTAAACGTATCACCAACACGGAATTTACCGTTGTGGTCAGTAATAGCAGCCCAAACTTTACCGTTATTGCGCTCTACTTTTTGGTGAGATTCTTGGTGAACACCGCATTGACTTGTACCAGAACCAAGAGGATAAGTACCAGTTGCATATTCAGGCAAAGCACGGTAGTCAGTACCAGAACCCACATATTCCATGGTATGCCCAGAGGAGGCAATCATAGAACGAAGGTAGAATTTAACAGAAGAGTTATCGGCAGGAGCGTTTGAAAGTCCTAGGTTTTGAGTACGGTCACTAGAGTCAGGACGACTAATAGTAACTGTAAACTCAGTAGATGATGTTACAGTAGAAGACAGGACAGGGTAAAGATTACCACCAACCTCTACCAGCATGTTACTAGCTGGTCGCAAAGACGAACCATGCCAGCTGGAATGCGCTGTCAC